TGGATTTCTGTTTCGGGCCCGGCTCAACAACTAACATAAAATACTGTGAAGTTAACCCAAGAGTTAAACTAAACAGACAGTTAGAGTGTTCTTCTAGCCTGCTTCCCTTAGTTGGGGCAATTCTTAAAGAATGTCCCTCCTGGTTCCAGCATCACTATGAAGCTTCCCTTCAAAAAGGAAATACCGTAGTGCACTGTGTACCGGGTGTTGCAGGCATGGTTGATAAAAATGCCAAAATAATGCGCTTCATAATGAAAGAGCCGATACTAAGTCAGATGTTTCAGACTGGTGTCGGTACCTACATTAAAATGAAGTTGCTGCGTCACGGCATTGACTTATATTCCCAAGATCGCAATCAGCTATTGGCCTTTTACGGGTCTAGTGGGAAGCGTTCTGTATCTACATATGATTTCAAAAACGCTAGTTCCTTAATTGCGAACAGCGTCATATGGAATCTGTTTCCGCTCCCATGGGCGGAGTTTCTTGACTACGGGCGGACGAGTCACATCCGTTTGCCAAGTGGTGAGATACGTAGACTTGAGATGTTCTCAAGTATGGGTAATGGTTATACGTTTGAAGTTGAATCGCTCCTGTTTTATGCAGTTGCATTCGCTTGTTGCGAATACCTTAATATAAGCACCAAGGACATCTCCGTATTCGGGGATGACGTCATACTTCCAACGGACGCTGGACCTCTTTTTGAAAAAGTAACATCATATCTTGGTTTTACCATTAATATGAGTAAATCTTATACAAAGGGATCGTTTCGCGAAAGTTGTGGTACTGACTACCTTGATGGCCATGATATACGTCCGTTCTATGTTAGGGAAACATTGAGCGTACGCACCTTGTTTTCGATGTACAATTTCTTCGTCCGTAATGCGGACAGGGTATTGCCTCCTCGGATTCTTCTGTGGATTCCTGTAGATATACGTTTATGGGGCCCAGACGGCTATGGCGATGGTCATCTGTTAGGTGACTGGAAGCCTCGCCGAAGTCGAGCTCTCAAAAGAGCCGGCTTTGAAGGTGGTTTCTTCACCACTTACTCTTTGACTCCTAATGAGTTCAAAGAGGTACTCCCAGGAGACTGGGTGTACCCCGCCTATTCCATCTATGCTTCATCTTGTAAAGAGAGTATAGATATGGAGGATTGGTTAACTTCTGATGAGCGCCAGCTTTGGCTAACTCAGCAGGAACTTGGCCTTTCTTCTGGCGATATCCGTAAAGGGTATAAGTGGTACTGCAAACTAGATATCTACACTCTAAAACGAGGTATATTTACCTAGTTATCCTTCCATCTGGATAAGATGGGGATTGAGTTCTCTGAACTCTCGTTAAAGCCGCTGGC